GGCGGTGCATGAAAATTAGCATTATCTTCTAAATAGTTCATTACACCAACATCAGCTTCATAGAATTTATAAAAAGCATATCGTAAATCTTTTTGCTGCTGTACTGTTAACTTGTCAAAACTATCTACACCGTAATCTTTTATATTTGGTGGTTCAAGTACTGCTGCTACATCTGCTCTAACTTGTGGGCTAATAAGTCTAGGGTCTATTCCTGTAAAGCCGCCAGCTTGATTAACTAACTTGTTTAGCTGCGGTAAGTTACCTTTTGCTTGGTCAAGTACTTCTACTGGTATATTAACAGATTCAGCTAAACGTCTTAGTCTCTGTTCTCCAGTAAACCAGCCTAATGAGTTACGTTCAAGCAAGTTTTCTAATCTTCTACGTTCTGCTTTATATTTTGCAGCTCTTTTCTTTGCGCCAGCTGCACGATTCTTGCTGCCATTCTCTCTGTATATCTTTTCTTTTAATCTGTTAGTTTTTTCTAGCTTTTGTAATCTACGTATCTTACTGCGCCTATCTCCATTAACACTGTCATCTGTATCTGTCGGTGGTTCGGAGTAGCCATCAATATATACCTGCAATGAATGTGTGCAGTTAGGATGAAATAAACCATCAGCTTTTGCAGTATCTAAACTAGGCACTTCGTGAAATTTAGGTGGTAACTTTTCTAAGTCATTAGTAGTTCGTATTACTTTGCCTTCGTATGGTCTGCATAAATCACATTCCATCGGACTGTCAGTTACAAAACTAAGATATTGGTCTGCATCTTCATATCTATCTATAGAACCTTGTACTTGTGCATTACCAGCAATAGTTCTGATTGACGTTTCAGCGTAAGCATCTATCGCCATCTTCCTATTGCCGACATTTATAGTCTTTAAACCTTTATCTAATAAGCTGTTAACAGCTATTTCTGTAGCATCCTCTAATGTTGCCCCACCGCTCAAAACTAGCGCCGCTGCGGACTCTGTAGCTTCTCTAAAAGCATCTTGTACGCCGTTAACTATATTTAGCTTGTTAACTCGGTTACCCATACGATTAATTGCAGCATCCATTAAACCATCTAGTGCATATTGTGATAATGTTTGGAATCCACCACTTACATCGGGCGTAATACCTGCTGCAAGTAATTCGGCTGATGCTGTCTGTTCTCCAATAGAGTAAGCTATCTCTACTGCATTAGTTATCGATGTTGGTATTGCAGCAATAGCTTTGTCAGCTTGTTTTGTTGCTTCTTCAAATAGTTTTTTATATGACTTTTGTTTAAATTGTAGCCATGACTCTACAGAAGATAAATATTCTGCATTTGTATTGCCATCTAGTACTTCATTGGCTGTAAGCTCTGTTAAAAAATCAGAGATGTCTCTGAATACTTCAGCTTGAGATTCGACTAGCTGTTCATTATTAACTGGGTCATAAGCCATATCATGGTAAGTCTAGAACATCAGATACGTTTTGGTCAGACAAGTTAAAATTAGTTGCAATCTTAAGTACTTCTTGTTCTACTTCTTCTTCAGATAGTTCGGGGTTAAGCAATCTAACTTTTGTATCTAATGATGCAGCTTGCGCTCTATGTAGTGATTCAATTACTGTTGCAGATTCTCTAACATCTTGTTGTACTGCATCTTGCCATTCAATACGTAATTTTAATGGTTTGTATTGTTTACTAAATATCTCTACATCAATAAGTTGTAATTTATAAAGTATATCTTGTAATGGTGGTGTGTAGTATCTTTGTTTTTTACCTTGTGTTGTAAATGATTTTCTTTCACGTAGTTTAAGTGCTGTACCGCTCTCTGCTCTACCTTCTATATTTATGCCGAATGACTGTGGACTGTAACCAGCAGCTGTGACTGCTCTATCTATAAGTTCCATCACGGTGTTCTTGTGTGCTGCATCCCTTATATCGAATTGGACGGGCTGTATTCCTTTAGATTCTCCGTTAGGGTCTATTTCTAGTCCAGTAAATACTTCTGCATCAATGTCAAAAGTAGTACCTCTTCCACGACCTCTTCTCTCTAAATATTCTGTAGGTACAACTATTCTTGATTTACCAAGTCTGATGTCTCTCATCCATGATGTGTACGATTCATCAATAGCGTCAAATAAACCTTCTATACCGTCATAGTCAGAACGACCATATTCGTAACCTTTTAATCTTCTTAGTGGTCTTTGATTAGGTACATAAACAGAAGCAAGCCCGTTAAATGGTAAAACTACTTCTTCTTCTAAGTCAGAAGTCTCTGCTAATTTACTAAGTTCAACTCTTGTACCGATATTTGTCTTAGTGCCATGATAAAGTGCATGATGTATTAATCCGTCTTCGTGATGTTCTATATGACGATATACACCTTGTCCATCAACTGGTTCATACTCACTGACGTAACCAACGGCTACTAACTCTCCATACATAAACGTTGCAATTGCCCTGTCGGGGTTAACTACTTGTATCTTTGGAGAATCCATAAATCTACTATCCCAAACTAATCTTAAAAATACACCACCCATTGCTGATGATGTCTCGCCAGCTTCTAGTAGTTTATTTTTAAGCCCGCAGTAATCTATTAAATCGTTTAGTGCATCTTGTGTGTTTATTGTGTCTTGGTCTGATGCTTCTTCATCTTGTATAACAAAGTTAGGTGGTTCAGAAAATAATAAATCAGCACTTGTTTGTGCTATGTCTCCAGCTAAAGGAACGTGTATCTGATGTCTGTCTGTTTGTAGCTCTGTTGCGCCTTTGCGTGTCCAAAACATATAACGTCTTGGTCTGTAATCTTGTGGCACGTCAGCATACGTCTTTCTAAGTATTGCTGGGTCTCCCGCATGCCATGCAGAATGTTCTTGATAAACCCTAAATATTTGTTTGTGGTTTTCGGGCGGATAAGCCGACCCGTTTGCGGGTAGATTTAACATTTAATATTTTTTCTTTTTTTTAGGCATTCCTTTTTTCTTTGCCTTCTGTGCTTTAGGATAACCTTTTTTCTTTGGCATCTGTTCACTCACTCCTTGTAATCCAATGTCGCCATATAGCGCCTAAACTTATCATTGCATATCTTAGCGCATCTACTGCATGGTCATTACGTTTTAAAGGTTTATCTTCGCCTTTTTCCTGTTGCTTGACATCCCAAACATACGACTCAATCTCTTCGATTAAGTTAGTACAGCTGTTATGAACTTGCAGCTTACGACTTCCTAATAAGTTGTATACTATTCTAATACCATCTTGTACATTGTTGTTCGCTTTTGATACACCTAAATGATTATCTCTCCATAGCTGCGTAATAAAACTAGCAGCAGAAGGGTCAACAAAAATACGTCTTACGTCATAACCATCTAAAAACTTAGTAAGTTCCCTTGAGTATTCTGCATCTGATAGTTGTCTTTGACCTTTTTTAGAATCATAATAATATTCTTTGACTGCATATAACTTATCGTCTTCCCCTTCGCCTATAAGAATAGCGGTAAACGGATTAGTTGTGCCATAGTCAATGCCTACCCAGTACTCTCTCATCTTTGGCAGCTCATTAACAACATTATGTAATCTATCAAAACAATCATAAACAGCACCTTCTGCCATTACCCATTCGCCATTAATAAATCTTCTATACCATAAACTAGATGCTGGACTGTACTCTGCCTTAAGTGACGTTACATACTTAGGGTCAAGTGTATGATTATCGTCTAATTCAAAAGCAAAGTTCTTTATGTCAAGTTCATCTTCTCTATCTAAAAACTTCTTCTTTAACCAGTGGTTTGGACTATCGGGGTTAGTTGTTAAGAACATCTGTGCGTTCTGTACACGTAATCGAGATAAAAGCATATTAAAAAATGATTCAGCCCATAGCGTTACTTCGTCTCCATAAGCTCCAGCAAGTGTAAGCCCTCGTATCTTTGCTTCAGCTCTCTCATCATTAGCACCTACTATATAGATAGTTCTGTTGCCTATTTGTATCTCTCCACTACCAGTTCGTGTAATTAAACTGCCCGAACCGTCCATTAACTCGCCTAAAACGTCAATAACGTTTCTTTTAAGTGTTCTTTCGGTCTTACCTACCATCAGTAAGTTACCTTTTGCCCCAGTCTGACAAAATTCTATCCATCTTATTAATGATGATATTGTCTTGCCACTAGATACAGAACCTTGCCATATATTAATACGTGCTGTTGAATCTAATATAGAATCGAGTTGCTTACCCTTCTGTAGATTTATCATTGCGTAAGTCCTCTATTTGTTTAGCTAATTCTTTGACTGGGTCATCTTGTGCTGTTGCAACATTACGTTCTGTTCTACCCCACTTATCGGGGAATTTGCGTTCTAATCTCCATGCAGCTGCTGTCCAATTCTTTTGTGCAGCCTGTCCTATTAAACCAACTAACATTGCTTCTGACTGTGCTTGACTCTTTTTTACTGTGTCGGTAAATTCGACAAAAATAGCTTCTTTTTTACGGATTTTAGCTCTTGGGTTCTTACTTAAACGCTCTTGTTCTTTGTTACCGCGCTTAATCCATTCATAAATACTATCTCGATTAATGCCTACTAGGGCAGCTGTTGTTTCTATGTAATTTCCAGCACGAAGATATTGTGCTATCTCATTCATTAATTCAATTGTAAGTTTCGTTGGTCTTCCTGCCATTGTTACCTAATCCTGTTAGGTCAACAAACTAAAGCCTGTTTAGTTTTAGCTGTTAACTACCGCTAGTCCTACTGTGCGCAGAACTTCCTGCACATCTTTATTATTACCGCTTGTTGCATTATATAGCAAATCTGTCATGAGTATGCACGCTGCATTAAATAAATCGTTGCCTGTTATAGGTATATTGTTTCTTGCCATAACTGGTTCATCTCCTGTTATAAAGAAACCATCTAATATTGACTCCCTTAAAGTTCTAAATTCTATTTCTTCAAGTTCATCGTATGCAAAATTTGCAGTTAAAAAAGATATATATGTTTGCATCGCTTCTTTAAGCGGTGGTGGTATTTCTATTTCGTGGTCGTCTTCACTTGACATTCGTACCCTAATTCTTCTAAAGCATATTTTATTTCTTCTGCTTGTGCTATATCCGCAGCTGGTACAACTACTTTATGTGTTTGTTGACCAAAGTCTTCTTCGAACATTGGTTTATCATTTGCATGCAGCATGTCCATGACTGCTTGTTGGTCAAAACCTGTACCTAGTAGTGAACCTGTAGACGCATCTATTTCAGATAACATTTCCATTAACATTGCTTCATTCCAGCCGCCGTCCATTGTTAATGTGTTAGATGCAATAAGATATGCTTTTGCTTCAGCATCTGTTTCAAACTCTACATGTAACGTTGGCACTAGCCATTCATTAGTTTCTTTTTCTAAGTCTATATATCTTGGTAAGTCTTCTTGTCTTTGATACATACCTTGCAGCGCAGATATTCTTCCGTGTCCTGCAACTAAAATACCCGTAGTGTCATTAACTACGGGCAATTCTATAAAGCCAAATCGCTTAATTGATAATTCTATTTCTCCTAAATTGTGGTCTTTAGGATTTTGTTCCTCGAATGTAAAGAGGTGTAATCGGTCATAAGTTACTTTTGTTTCCATTCGTACATTATAGCGTAGGTTTTCAAAAGCATGGCTAACATTAGATAAGCGCTATGACTGTGCCGCTCAAGTGTTATTTGTATAATGCTTCGGTCGTAGCGCTGCTAGCTTTAAAACATATTCTTTGCGTCTAATTCTTCTCCATCAATCATTCTTTGTATAAAGTCTGACTTAGGCGTAGACTTAGGCGCATTTTTTTCTGCTATGTAAAGTCTTAATGATACAAACATAAGTTTGCTAATCATGTAAAACAAGTTAACAAAAAAGAATAATGCTAATCCGTAAAACACTTTCCAATCCCACGACTGACCTTGCCATTGATTAATAAACAGTTCTATGAATACCATCATTACACAAACACTCTTGTTGGGTCATTAACTATTTTTGTTTGCGCTCCTGCAAACGTTAGTTCATAACCTCTTGGCGCTAGTATTTTAGTTTTACCTCTTGCATACTTGTAATAACCGTATTGCTCTGTTACGTAATCAATCTCTTCTATGCTCTCTCCGTAACTACCATCATAGAAATAGACAAACTCTAGTTCTAGTTTGGTATTGTTTATGCTTTCCGCACTAAGCTTTGCAGCTTGTTGCAATTCAGTAAATTGGTAATACGCAAGTGTTCCTTCGTCTTTACCTTTTTTGTAGTCATAACCAGCTCTGAACGCAGCTTTAACGTAAGCAACTGGCTTACCTTCTGCGTTAAAGACTTCGAAATCTGCTGGGTACATTGTAAACGGCAATGTTCTAGGCAGCAAGCCACCTTCTCCCGAACTTCTTTCTTTGTCTTCTACGGGCTGGAGACTGCCAACAAATTCGTATGTATAGCCAACAGTCTTTAGAAACTTAGTAAATTTCTTAAGACCAGTAGCTTTTAACAATTTCTGCTGGGCAGCATGATTAATTATCTCAACCATTTTTTCCATCCTTTCTTTCACAATCTATTGTATCACGTTGTGATATTTATTCAACATAATCTAAGACATAATCTATTAACTTTGTTACTTGGTCATATCCTCTATCGTTAAATAAACTTAGACATTCTCCAAACATAACAAGCTCTTTATATCCATACTTAAAAAAATCAACTTTGCTGTAGTTTATATCTTCACTAAAAGAATTATGTGCAATGTTTACAAAATCATTAAATACTGTAACGCTAGTATTTTTTGACCATTCCATTGCCTCTATTAATATATCTTTACATTCATCGTCAGTTAACCATTCCGTTCTTGTGGTTTTAGCCATTATTACTTCCCTTCTTTTTGTATAATATCTACTTTTAATAAATCAATAGTGTAATTACAATATACTGTTTCGCAGATTTTCCAATTGGGCATCCATGCGTTTGTAATTAATTGTTTGTTACAATCGGGGCATATCCACTTTAATTTATTAAGATTAATGCCATCTAACATTTTTCGTAATCTTTCGTGTAGACATTTGCCATGCCTGTTGCAACTTGAGTAAAATACATTTTAAAGAAATCGCTGTTTTTATTTGTTAAATCCATAAATACAACATCGTTTTTGACTTTTTCTTGTATTATCTCATCAGCATTATTTAAGAACAATATGACTTCTTTCATTTTAATTGTCATCTGTCCAATTTCGCCTTTGGCTTTGTAATTGACATAGAATTTATATTCTTCGTCAATTTTGTCTGTTTCATCAACAAAGGTTTTTAACCATTCTTGAAACGCCATTTTTAACCATCCTTTTTTAACTTACATAATAGATTATAGTAACTGTATCACGTTATGCAACACGATTTAAAGATTTATTGATTGATAAGAGATTTGCTGTAAAAGCTTTGTGTGACTATGTAGCCACCAGTATCTTTGTATTCACGAACCTTGTTTAACGCATCGGATTTAGAATCAAATTCATGAAACCATACACGACCTGTTAAAGCAACAGCTCTTACAACATACACTATTGGTGCGTTCATAATATTAATATTGTATCACAATATATGATTAGGCAGCCTTTTTATTATAAGTTTCTTGTAAATAACTAAGTTGAAAAGCTTCTCCAACTGGTAAACCATAATCTATAAGTCTATCAGTGACGCAGTCTCTACATTCGCAGTTATCTTTGTATTGATGTGTAGCTTCTATTTTGTATACTCCTGCTAATGCAAAACTAGCTATTGCGTCTTTTTTGAGTTCTTCTTCGTAGGCTTCAAGGTCAAATACATGTAAACCTTCTGTAGGTTCTGAACCAATACCTAAGTTTAATAAATCATGTCTTGCTTCTGCTAATGCAGCTAAACCCATGTGCTTACATTCTTTTGATAAATACATGTCAGTGTTAAGTTCTAGCGGATGACCGTCTAGGTCTTCTGCGTATATACCTTGTAAATCGTATCTCATACTGTACCTATAGGGTAAAAGTTTTTGATTTTTGCAGTACCTTTTGTATTATCTTCTTCAACAACAAAAGTAACTTCTAGTGTTGCAATACCTTTTGTATTTTCTTTGTAGTATTCTTTGTTCCAAGTAAGAACACCCTTGCGTTCTTTTTTATCTTGTTCCCAAAACTCTGCAACATCTTCTGTGTACTCGTCAGTGTTTAACCATTGAACTAACGCTTTGGTCTTACCAGTAAACAATGTCTGACCTTCATTAGTTTCTATAATTGCTTTTTCTTGACCGTAAAATGCTTGCTCTTTGTAATAGTATTTGCTTATTGTAACTTCTGTTGTTATCTCGCCAATTGTTAAAGCTGGTACATTTGCTTTGTTAATAAGTTTTGCGAACGCGTCAACTTCTTTTTGCCATTGTTCTAAACATAATTTTTCTAAGAATGCTATTTGTTTTTCTGTAAGACCAAATTTAGTTTTATCAAATATATCTGCAATCAACGGGTTTACATCTTGGAAGTAATTAGCAGCTTGTGCCAATTGTGGATTACTTTTAACAAACTTAGCAGAAGTATCTAAATATTGCTGTTGTATTCTCGCACGTTCTCTTGCTTTAGCAGCTTGTAATCTTAGTGCTTCGTAGTTAGAACCTTGATGTACCATTTCTGCACAATCTGTACCTGCGTTAAATTTACGCTTTGCATTTGGGTAGTTAAAAACTACTGGGTACATAACAAAACTACCGCAGAAAAAACAGTTAGTACCTTGATACTCTGTGTCAAACATGTGCTTATGTGTCATTAACTCGTTGTACTCGAACTTTGTTAGCTCGTAGTTTTCTAAAACCTCATGTTTTCTGAAAGCTGATTTTTCTTTATTCATACAATATTATTGTAGCACTTTGTAATACAATGTGTAAAGTTTTTAGATTTTTTTTCTATTACCTAAAACATAACTTCTTACTAATTGTTGTAGTGCAAAACTTCTTTGTTTCATAGACATACGAAAATCAAGTACATCGTGATGAAAGTGACATAAGAATGCAACGTTATCTAAGGTGTCATTAGAAATAGCGCCACCCATGCCCGCAGCTTTGATGTGTGCCATGTCAGTACCTCTGCTGCTGCACTCTGCCCACTCACAAACGCCTTTAGATTCTAACACAACAGCTTCTCTTAATAACTTACGTCTAGTCGCTCTATCCTTTGGCGGTATGCCACCATAAGGATATGTTGTCTCGTTCATTCTGTACCTTCGGGTTTGTATTCCTCTCCACCATCTAAGTAGTCTTCTTTAGTAATCATGATTTGTATGTTAAACATTGGATGTATAACATTTAGTTTTTGCTTTACCATTGCTTCAGCATCTTCTTGATTAGGTGCTTGTACACCAATTCTACCAGTTAAATATACGTCAAATTTCTTCATTTTATTGTCTCCTTCTTGCAGAATCTGCATTGTAAAATAACATCTAGGTCTACATTCACACATCCGAGTTTTGCACAATCTCTTTTTTTAGGTGTAGACGTTGTCATCTCATTCTTTAATGTTGTCCAGTTATTTGTTATTGCTTGTGCAGATAGTGTCATGTCTGCCCAGTTTTTTTTATAGTGCTTTATAGCAGCTGCAACTTCTTCGGGTTTAGCTTTAATCTCACGCAGCTCTTTACATGCTGCATTGACTCTACCTAATTCTCCAGCTGGTGCGTTCTTCCAGTCAATACCTAAACCAGCGCACATTTCTTCAAAAAGTAAATCTCTTTTTCTAGTTCTCTTTTTACTATCTGTTTGTTGGCTTTGTTTAGTGGCTATGTTTTGTACGCCACCTGCGCGTGACCCTTGCGACTTAGATGCGATACCCTTACGCACGGGTGCGCTACCTTGCGCAATAGTGGCATGTAGGTAGTACATGTTTGACGTATAGGCATCTGTGCCTTCAATCATTCTATGTTCTACTGTTACTGCTCCTATCTTTATTAACTCTTCTAATGCTCTTTGTACTGTTCTTGTGCTGCAATACATTGAGTCTGCTAAATACTTTTGCGAAGGGTAACAAGCGTTAGATTTCTCGTCTGCTCGTCTTCTTAAGATACAATAAAGTCTTACAGCGTTACTGCTTATTGCTGCAAACAATACTGATTCGGGTAATATTGCGAAGTACTCGGAAGCACTTATACGCTCTTTCATAATGCTAACATTCTTTGACCATCCTCTTTATTAGAAGGTTCACTTATAAGTTTAAATGCCCACTTCTTATCTTTCTGATTCTTAGGTTCGAGTGTTTTAATATCCCAACCGTCATCTCTTAGGTCATAAATGATAGCGCCGTATCTTTTGATTCTCAAGTCATAAGTAAACTCATCGCCTGTAACTTCTTTAAAAGTTTTTAAAGCCCACTCGACCTTATCTTTTTGACTAACTTTTTTATATGCTGTGCTAGTAGGTACTATTTGTCCTCGTAATAATTCCATTTACCATCCTTTATCTATACTCTTTCTTTTACTGCTGCTATGGTACTTGTTTTCCATAACGGTTTATTATCTATACGCATATCGGGTTCGGGCAAAAAGTGATTACCATTCTTTGACCTTTGAATCCATACGTAAACTGTTCTTAATTTAACATTAAACATTTTTGCAATGTCTTGACATGTTAAGTAATTATCCATTTCCGCTCCTTTCGTAAAATTTATAGTAGCAGTTGTTGCATATAATGCTACATGTACTACAATATTTATTAATATGAATATAAAAGAAATAGAAGATAACTTAGCAGCTGTAGCTGGCTCGCTAACACAAGCTGGTAATGTCGATACTAACTCAATAATGTTGCTCTCAATGGCGCAATCATTAGTTGTTATTATTAAGTTACTACAAAATGAAAAGGATGGAACGGATGACGCAAGGAACAAACTTAAAATATAATAAACCAAGTTACTACGATGATTACGTAAATGTAGACGAACTCATTGAACAAATGAATAAAGAATATCCTAACGGTAAACTTCTTACAGAAATTGTTGATATAGTAGATGGCACAATTATATTTAAAGCAACTTTTTACGATGGAGATTCTAGTGCTATATGTACTGGTCATGGTGCAGAAAAAATAACAAAAGATAAAAAACTAGAAAAAGCAGAGACTGTAGCACGTGGTCGTTGCTTACGCGTTTTACTTAGTGCTGGTGTTACTAGCGAAGAAATGGAAGATGTAATTAGCGTAGTTCCCAACGCTACTTCGAAACCTAAACAGTCTGTTGCAAAAGCTGACGTTCAAAAATCTCATGCCCATGTTGTAACAGAACGTACCAATGATGCAGTTGCTGCATTACAGACAATACAACAGACTGTAAAGGGTAAAGACTTACTACAACTACTTAACACTTCACTAGAAGAATGTGAATTAGTATTAGTCAAAACATTAGATGAAGCTAAAGACCATTTATATAAACTAGGCGAAGCTGACGTAGCAGAACTTACTGATACATTAAAACGTAAAGCTGATATACTAAATTAAAATAAAATACTATGGTGTATTTTAATATTTTGAGTAAAGAACCTAAACCATCCTTTGCTTAAACATCGGGCAACCGATAAACAAAAAACCACCTGCAAAGGTGGTTTTTGTTTTGTATAGTACCCCTACTATACGATTTACGTACGCATGTCCTTCACAATCCATTACTTTCATAACACTTGTTAAGTACCAAAATAAAGATAGAAAGTTTTACTTTCTTTTATTATTTAGACCAGCGCTTTACTGGCTTAGTATGAGTATAACAAAATTTCTTTTTATTGTATATTGATAACTTTATATCGCAAGTTTCTTTTTGACATATACGTTCATCGTAATTCTTTTTAGGCTTACGACCTTTTATGCCTTTCTTTCTTGCGTATAAAGACATGCACTATCCTTTTGGTATAGTGTTACCCCATTTGTTTGGACTATCTTCTATAGCGTTTTGCAATAGAGAAATAGCAGAAGCTGCGCCACCCATAAAGGCTGCGTATAGCATTTCTGCTTCATTACCTATTAACAAGTTTGCTGATAATCCACCGAGAAAACCTTGTATAAAAGTTCTCGCAGCTCTAATTAAGGCATTCTTCCAATAAATTGATGCTGTCATAATTACTCCTTTTCGTTATCGTCTAATCTGACCGCTGGATATTCTACCGTAGTACATCCTTTTTCGGGGTGGACAAACATTAATCTTTGTGTTGGTCTACCTTGTGCCGCTAGTGCTTCTAACGCATAATGATTAGATGATTCAGTTGAACCCGAACACCTAACTGTTATACCGTTAAACTCTTGTTGGTAAAGCTGATGCCAATGTCCAAAGGCTAAGTCTTTGAAGTCGGGCATCTGCCCGTCCATTGCCGCTGCTTTCCATCCTAATACCTTTTTGCGAACTCCATAGAACGGTATACCAAGTGACCCTCTAATTTGGTCTCCATGTATAAGCATGCAGCTGTAATTACCTATTCGGTCAATAGTGTACCATGCTCTATCTCCATCAGAACCTTCGGGTATATCCCAAGTAATTCTTTTTTCATCAGCAAGGATTAGGCGTACAGTTTCATAAAGAAATCTATCTCCGTTATCTTCGTAATGATGTTGCCCAAATCTACCAAGTCTACCGTGATTACCAATAACACCAGCAAAGTGTACTTCGTCAAAGTTTGCTAACATGTGTCTTAAAAACTCTGCAAGCATTGTTGCTCCGTTCTTAAATATTTGTCTATACAATCCCGAATCTACTAACCATTGCTGACCAGCAAATATATCAGTACCTTCTATTAAATCTCCTAAAGCCCATACGTGAACTTTTTTTACTGGATGACTAGCACGTTGTATGTTTGTTAGCTCAACAACTTTATCTGCATATACTTTAACTCGTTCAGCAGCAATTTCAGAGTTGTAGGTCTTTGTTATTTTACCTAACTGCCAGTCACTTAATACAGCTACAGCTACCTCTTCGCCTTTTTTTCTAGTATCTTTCTTAGGCGCTTTAACTTTTGGTATATCTATATCAGCAATACTGTCTTTGACTGCACTTGTTACTGTCTCTTGTAGTATGACTGTTTTGTCACGTTCTTTATCTAATTGCTTATGTAAACGCGTTATAGTTTTTTTTAAGTCTTCTAACTTACGGTCGTCTTCGTGTTCTTCAACAAACTTATCAAGGCTACTTGTCATTTTGTTTTTCCATTTCTGTCACAATAATGTCAAATATATATCTGTTTGTATAATCCCAACCGCATTTATCTTTTAAGAAGGCAACTAATGTATTAGTTGGTATGCTTGGATTATCTTTTTTATAAGCAATGACGCTATTTAATTGCTCTATACCTTCGGGTGTTTTCCAAACAACAGCTCTGACCTTCTCTGCTGCAAAAGCGTCTATATCTTCTTTGTAATTGTTTTCTTTTTTGACCACTGTCTTACCTTCCTTTTTGGTGTCATCCATTTAGGTTCTGTACTTGTTATAAATTCGTACATAGGTTTACCGCAATCATCTGCTAAGACTAAGATTTTTCTGTCGTAACGTTCAGATATAATATCAACTAACCGTTCTAAGGCATCCTTAGCATTATTGTTTGGAACATCTCTTACTCCGCCCAACCATAAAACAGACATAAATGTATCGTTTAATTGGTTATTATGATGATGTTCTGACTGTATTCCAAATCCTCTTAACTCAATTATTTCGTCTGTAACATTACTTATTGCAAAAGAATAAGGTATGTCGACAAAACCATTCATGTTTACATAAACATTCTGTAAGTTAGTTAGATAGTTAAATACATCATCTATGGATTTCATAGATGGCATAATCGCAGCTCCTGTGTAATGTACGGATAAACCTTTTATATAGGTTTGATTAATAGCAGTATTACCACGCGTGTCGAAAAGACCAGCTGTTTCACGGCTTATTACTTCATACATTAATCAATATGATACCATATCGAGTGGTCGTTGTTATCAATTACACAATATGTTGTGTGTTACCATTTAGTTTTATTTGCCCAATAAGCAGCAGACATTTTACCTTTAGCTATATTTTTAGCATGCCTTGCTTTAAAAGATGCTTTACGTGCCTTTTGTGATTTGCTAGAAGGGTTCTTGCCTGCACCTTTTACACCTTGTTGACCAAATCTAATTAGTTTAACTTTGTCTCCGCTTTTAGCTAAGACAGCGTGTGATTTAGTTTTATGACTTGGAGTACGTTTAGGCTTGTTATAGCCGCTAAACTTTTGTCCTCTGTACTCTATCGCCATTATTTAGTTCCGCAGCATCCGCCGCCGCAACATTTGTCTGACATTACAAATCCTCTCTTATTATGCTCTTAATCTTATTGTCGCTAGCCATATAGATAATGTTATCACAATACCTATTCCAGTTATGCTTTTTGCGCTACCACTTAACGTAAAATAGCCGATAAGCATGCCCGCTAAAGTCCAGCTCAATGCAATAGTTTCTTTAATTGCGTCTATAAGATAATCAATAAATTTTTTAATCAAAATAACCTTCTTCTAGTAATTGCTACTATTTGTGTCAAAACAACTGGCGCAAATACTTCTTGTGCTTTTTCTTTTTGAGTATCTGCCATATCCGCACCGATGTTAGATAACTCTATGCCGCTTAAATCTACATTAATAATAGCATCTATTGGCGATTCCAAAAACAACTCTACATTCACTTCAGATACAACGTCAGCAATGTTGTAGTTTTCTACATCAGCATTTGCAATACTTCGTTCTACATATTCTTCTATTGCAACTTCAACGCTTTTTTCAGATTCCGCAGCTGCGGCATATACTTGAACATCTTCTGTTGATTCTACTTGTAATATTTCAGCTACTACTTCTACCTGTTCTTCTGTCAGTTCTTCTACTGTTTGAATAGCTTCTACAACAACTGCTTGTACTATTTCTTGTACTTCTTCTGTTGCAAATTCTAAGTTTTGTACACCAATGTCATTGACTTCTTGAATAACTTCTATAACCTCTTCAGTAGTAACTTCTTCAATAATAATGTCTTGAATAATTTCTTCAACTTCGGCAACTTCTACAGCTATCTCTTCTTTAATTTGTTCTTCAGTAGATATATCTTCATCTGCAAGCTCAACAACTTGGCTTTCTTCTTCTGCTTCAATAAAAATATCTTCTTCTTTGATTTCTTTATCATCAATAATTATTATATCTTCTGTTATTATTTCTTCTAATACAAACTCTTCATCTTCTATTGCAAATTCTTCTTCAAAATCTATTTCTTCTAACTTCTGTATAGTGTCTATAAAATCTTGTAAGTCTTCGCCCTCAAGTTTTAAGTCTTCTATTATTTCCGCAGAGTCCACCAAAATAATAGATTCTTCTTCAAGTTCTTTAAGTTCAATCTCAACTTGTTTCTCAAGCTCAAGTATTTCTTCTTTAGTAAGTTCAATGTATTCTTCCTCAACATATTCATCTTCCAAATCGTCATATATAAAATCATCATTAGGAAGCTCTTCTGTGACTTGTTCCAAATCTTCTTTTTGTGTGTCATATAGTTCTAAATCTCCTCTTTCAATTTGTGCATCTGTTAATTCAACACCATATAAATCGTAATTCTTTTTGCGTTCGTTATCTCTGTCAACTGTACCATCTTCTACTTCATATTCTTCATACTCTGCTTCTTCTCCATTGTCTAAAATCACAATAACAGTTGTTGGTTCGGGTGGTGGTGGCGGTGGTGGCGGCTCATAAACTATAGGTTTTGGCGGTAGGGTAGTAGTGGTCGTTGTAGTACTTGTAGTCGTAGTACTTGTAGTTGTACTACTTGTAGTAGTACTAGATGTTGTAGTAACAGTAATATCTACATATTGCCAATACAACGTATCAAGTAAAGATATATCAGACAGCGTTACAGAAAATGAAGTTATAAATTTGTCTGTATTAGCTTCATCGTTGTTGTAATCAGTAAACGATTTATAAAAGTCATCGTACATATTGTCAAAATTAGAAGTACTTTGACCCGATTTATTTTCTGTTTCGCTTGTGTTGTCTGCATAATTCCAAGTAACAGAGTAAGCATTATTTACGGCAGCTACCATGAAACCTACTTCATATACATCTTCAGTAAATTCAAACAGATAAGTACCGCTCATTATTGCTAATGAGTTACCTGTGGTATTGTAGCTATCGTTTTCTCCTGTATAGATATATGCAGCTTGATTACCACCACTTATAGTTAATCCATTTTGATAACTGCTGTCACTAAAATCTTCATTAATTGTAACTTCGTTAGGTACTTCTTGTGCTAAAACAGTTGTTGGTAGCAATAAGAGTAAAACTAATAAACTTTTAAATATCTTCACATTACAGAATTGATAATGACTATTAGTGCAGATACTGCAACTAACCAACCGCTCAATTCTTGTCTGCTAATTTTTGTATTTACTTTTTCGTGTAGTTCATCGATGCGTTTATTAATTTGTTTTTGACCTTCTAATATCATTATTAACATTTCTTTCGTAGTAAAGCCATTTGGCTGGGGCTGCGTTGATTTGTTAGTGTAATCCATTATGGTAGGTCATCGTAGGTTAAAAAATCCCACGTCTCTCTGTTGTCATTGTCGTATTTACTCATTCTTTTAAGAGTATTACTAATTTCTTTTAAAAAATAACCAAATAAAAAGCCTGTGATGTATTCCATGATAGAAGATTATATCATATATTTTTTAAGTACCCGCCTTTAAACTTTGAGTGTACTTTATATAAATTTTCTCTTGTTAGAGTTTCCCACTTATCACTCCATGATTCTATCTTTAAATCAAATTCTTCTCGTTTAAATGGAACGTAATAACATAATGGTTCGCCTTGTTTAATTAATAGCTGATTTTTATTTTCAGCAGTTACAACAATTTGTTGATTAATTATATGGTGTTTGTCTGTATGTATAACTCCATAAGGTACATGCCAGTCAGTATTGTAATGATATAACATTGGAACTTGATAAACACTATAACCTTTAGGTGTTTGCATTCTAAATGGAGAAACAATTTTAAACACCTTTTGTATTTTTGCTTCTTTAGGTGCATAATCTTTCATTTGTATATCGTGATGTATTTGCATTTCGTATTCTTCAAAAGATGTTTGCCATTCATATTCCCCGTCATCTTCCCATCTTAAATAAATATCACAATGTGCTGGTAAAACAAATCCGTTGTGAAATATATCTATAAAACTTGGACATAACTTTGCAGTTTTACTTTGTGGTACTAATTTTGTGTGAAAATCATCTTTAGGTGTTGGTGGCATATCTTTAAACCATTTTGGTATAAAGTTTTTTGCTGGCTGTGGTAAAACTTGTTCTATATTTTCAAGTCCTTTAAATGGTGTACTAAATTTTAAATAGGGTTTTTCTTTTTTAAACATCTGCTAACTTCCTTAATTTATTTAATAATTTCATATTGTTTATATTTTGATTAAAACTGTGCATGCGCCAAACTCCATAATCAATGTTTAAGTCGAACTTCTTATTATTTATATTTCTTAAAACTTCTTTATAAACTCTGCTTGTTTTAGATGTATCAGATAAACACTCTTCAGCAAGTTGTTTTGCGTGTGTCCAAAATTCATTATCATATTTTGTAGCCCCTAAATAGTGCATAACAATAATATCTTGTAATTCTTTAAACGACCTTGAATACCAATTATTAGCATCATATACACTTTCGGGCTGCTTTATTAAATCATAAATTTTTCTATTTATGTTGTCTACTGTTGTAAGACTTGTAGCTTCCATTGGTTCTAAAAAGAAAGAAGCGTTGCCATTGTAAGCTTTATTTTTATAAAAATTGTTCTTCCTGTAGTAGTTATTAAAATTTAAAGTTAATTCTTTATCTTTAGGTGTGTATTTATAATTATCAATAACTTCGTTTAATTGTTCTCTAATTATTTTTACATCTGTAATTTTGTCATTATATAAATATCCAAAAGATACTCTGTTTTTTAAAGGTATTACAAATATCCATCCCCACTCACTAGCTATACAATGTGTTGTGTCGAATTTTGGATGTTCCCAATAACATTGTTTTACTAAGGCTGCGTTTACTGGTATATATTCTGCATATTCATATTCGTCAAAATTTTGTGGAGTACCCGAACAGTCAATAACAAAATCTGCATCTACATCTTTAAGATTAGAAATGTTCGTGTCTATAAAGTTAACTCTGTCTAAATTTTTACTTTCTATGTATTCTTGTAATTTTACTGCATTAAAGTGCATTGACATAGCTGGTGCTTCAAAAGTATGGTAAAAGTCATCCTCTACCCAGTTAATGTATTTTATTGCATTTTTATAATTACCATCTATTAAATCTAAATTGTGAAATTCAAATCCAGTAGTGTAATGTAGTGTTCTAGGTACGGCTATAGTTGTACCTTCTCCAACTGATTGTTCTTTTTTACTACTATCAAAATATACATCTATTTCATAATCTGTATAATAACCAAAATGATTATATGCTAAAGAACCAGCAGTACCTTTACCAATAACTGCAATTTTATTCATTTGTTATCTCGCACTTTGCTAATTCTTTATGTGGGTATCTTTTTTTAGCATTTTTAAAAATTTTAGATACACCTTTTACATAACTTGTAACTCCGTATATTGAGTTTATATAATTTAAAATGATTTGATTAGGTATTATTTCTTTTAACTTTATTTCATCATTAAAATATAGATAGCCCAACGGTTCATCTTTTTTAAATATAACTTCATTGTTGTTTGGTATTATAAAAGCCATATCTAAACTTCTTGCATACCTGCCAACATACATTAAGCCTTCTGCAAATACTACATCTTTAATTTTATGTTTAGTATTGCTTTTAGGTGCAGTCCAATAATAAGTTAAATCTTTATTTTCTGACATAAAAACATAGGGTACTTTAATATGACATATAGAAAAGTCTTCATATCCCTTTATTTTAGTATCAGTATCTATAGCTAAAACTGCTCTTGTATTCCATAAATTATCTCCAACTACTTGTTTAGATTGTGCATAATAAGAACCATCTTCTTGTCTGTTAATTATTAAATCGTATGGCATAGTAATTTCTATTGTTCTTTTATCTAAAGCTATTGTTTGCGGACAAATATTGATTACTGTTTTTTTTAATTGCGGGTCTTTATAAAGTTGATGCGGTGGTAAATCTTCTTTTTGTAATAAAAACCAATACAAGTTGCTGCTCATACAACTTATTATAGTTATTCTGGTGTTCTTTGTACCCAGTTTGCAGTTTCTTCACTCCATAAATATGAAGTTACTTCTACTGCATTTTTTTGTTCTTCTGTCAGTTCGGGCATTTCAATTGGTGGTTTCCATGTCCATGTACTGTTATCTAATGTCCAGCTAGCGTATGGCTGTTGTTCATAAAATACATCATTGACTGAATCATATATCATACCTTCTCCTGCATAGTTACCCCTAAATGGTGTGCCATCAGTAAGATGTTGTCCTTGAAATGTATTGTATGAAGTTCTTAAACACGTACCACTATGCCAGTCTAAATTTTGATAATAACTTTCCCATGTTTCAAATCCTGTAGGTGGTGTTTCTTCTTCATTTGCTCCAACAATTACCTGTGTGACTATGTTGTTTTCATCTATAAATGCGTAATGTGCCATATCTTATGTCCAATACACAGAACCGCTGCCCGATTGTACATAAGCAAATTTGTAATCTCCGCTTGTAGTTTCAGAAGATATGCTTACTGTATTAGCATTTAAAGTCCATTCTTTAGGATAACGTAATCCTATTACTCCCGAACCACCGTTAAACGCAGAAATGCTTACATGCGAACGTGACCCGCCACCGCCACCGCCTGTGTTTGTTCCACCTGCTTGCCCTTGACCGCTGCCTTGCCCTAGCCCACCGCCGCCTGTGCCACCCGAAGATTGCACATTATTGCCCGAACGATAGTAGTCTGCGCCGCCACCACCGCCGCCTGCATAATAATTACCATCTAGCCATTGTGAACCATTGCCACCATTGCCACCCGATGTTCCACTAAATCCACCTGTTTGCGATGCACCACCGCCGCCGCTACCTGCGTAATAAACATTTCCACCAGCTTTACCTTCTGCTGGAGAATAACCCCCAACGTTACCTGCGCCACCAGTTTGCCCTTGCCATCCCGCGCCGCCACCCGAACCACCTGAATTACCATTAGAGTTATTTCGACCTGCGCCACCATAAGATGATTGATTTCCATTAAAATGTGATGGGTTTCCATTGTAAGTACCACCTGCGCCAACATAAGTTGTGTAGTTTGTTGCGCCATCTAATAGTTGTGAACTAAATGTTCTATATCCACCAGCGCCACCACCGCCAGCTGCATCGTTACCAGTACCACCTCTAGCGCCACCTGCAACTACTAAAACATCAACAAGTAAATCGGGTTTAGCACCACCACTTAAAGCAAATCTTGCTGCTCCTAACGGCATAATTACTCCTAACTGTTCTTAAAGTCTAATAATCCATTTATTAATGGTGTATCTGCATCAAAGAATAGAAATGTTACTAAGTCAACTGAAGCAGCTGCTGTACTTAAAGTTAATCCAGCGTTGCCGCTCGTATGTCCTGTTACAGTTGAACCACCGTTGACAGTTATTGCATTAATTGCTAATGTCCTTGAACCAGTACCATCTTGCGTAACTTTTAATGTAAATGTAGAAGTACCGTCTGCTGGTACGTTTGTAAAATCTATATCTGTAACACTGTGTGCAAGTGTTACAGAACCTGTGTTACCGTTTGATAAATCAATAGCTAATGTTGTTCCCGATGTTACAGCAACATCTTTTTCTGCATAATCTTTTAGTACTGCTTTTGACAAATCTTGGTCATTTATGTCTACTTCAGCAGCTGGATTTGCAAATTCATCTAATGTATTAGATGTTGTAGCTTTTGCATCTAACTGTGTCTGTGCATTAGAACTTAATGTACTTATGTGTTGAAACTCTGCGCTTGTAACTGAACCGTCTGCAATTTTAGTAGCGTCAATAGCAGCAGCAGCCTTTATGTCTGCGTCAACAATATTTGTTATTGTGTTATTGTCACTATCAATACTTTTATTTGTTAAGACTTGTGTACCAGTTAAAGTTGCTACTGTGCTGTCAATGTTAATAGTATAAGTGTTGTTACCATCATCATAAGTGCCTGTTATACCTGTGCCAGCAGAAAATAAGTCATTAAATCTGTCATCTACTCTCTCATTTGTATAGTAAAGATTTGATGAACCTTCTGATACGTCATCAGTGTTACCGCTTAGTTCTGATAAAGCATCTTTGCTTTGTACCTGTGAATCAACATAAGCTTTTGTAGATGCGTCTTGCGCAGCTGTTGGGTCTGCTACACCAGTTATTTTTTGTGCGTTCATTGCTAAAGCACTTGTTGGCGCGGCAAAATCATGTATTTTATTAGCTGTTGTTGTCGCTCCTACTTGTGAAGCTGTAACACTGTGCGGATTAGAACTTGATGATGTGTGTGTTGACAAATCTCCACTTGTTGCTAGTCCAGCTTCTGACGCAGTTTGATTAATCCATAGTGATGTGCCATTGTCATAAGCTAACACTTCATTATCTGCTACTGATGTAATAGTTACATTAGTCAATTCTCCTAATGTATCTAAAGTTAATAGTTGTGTGTCTACATAATTTTTAGTAGCTGCATCTTGTGCGGATGAAGGGTCTCCTAAGTTTGTAATCTTTGCTGTTGCTGCATTCATATTTGCAACAAGTGTTAGCGTATGTCCAGTTTTTACAGTTACCGTAGTACCTGTTGAACCCGCTATAGTATCTACATTTAATTCACTCATAATAATTTAAGCTTTCCTTGTACGTTTAAAGTCTTTGTGTTATCTACTGTTATTGGAGATATTAATAAATAATTCTCGCCAGTAGGCAACGTTTTGTTCTCTGCTATGTTAGTACCATTTTTGAGAACTCCTTGTTTTTGTACACCTTCTATTCCTGCATCGATGTTATTTAATGCTGCTTCGCTAAGAGGTGTTACACCAGCTTGCCAAGTTGTTTGAGAATAATATCCGCCTACATTAGCCAATAGTATCTGTCCTTTCTATCTGTATAGATTCTACCGCAGTTTTGGTTCTTGAGTACAAAACTCTTGCATAAAGTGTGCCACTGTCTGTTGTTGCACTTGCAGTACTACCACTAAAAAAGCCTATTTCTGCAATTGTTCCTACTGCTTCTTCGGGCGCTACGTAAAGATTTGTTACAGTAACTCCACTACTACCAGCTACTTGTGAAGTAACTGCTTTTCTAAAAGTCTCTGTACCTAGTGCTGTATCTGAAGTTGATGTAGCTGTACTATCAGAACCCAAAGCAATAAACTTAATTTCGCAGTCTGTTGATTCCCTTAAAGCTTTTGCTAACAAGTTTTTACCAGCTGTTGTAATAGTATTTTTTATAGTATTTTCTTGCACGACATTACCGTCAGCATCAAGTGCTTTAATTTTTATACTTCCTTGCCAATTTAACATACTACTAAACTTCCGCTAACTAATGTTGTACCACTTGGTAATGGACATGCTAATACTGTTTCGGTATCTACTTCTGTTATTGTACTAGATTCTGTACCACCGTCAGCTCTTACAACTAAAACTTCTTCTGTGTCAATGTTTTCTGATATTTCAATAAACGCATCTGATATTTTGTCGTCTATATCTCTTATAAATGATTCAAAAGTATATTCGGGTGGAGATGCAACGCACTTTACATCATAGTAAGTAACGCCATTTCTAAATCGTATACGAATAGAATCAATAAGAAATATACCCGATATATCTTGGTCAGTCATTTCAAAATCTAATACTTGACCTGCTCTTAACCTTGAAGGTGTATTTTTTGTTGTGGTAAAACTTAACAATGTACTTGTTTGTGCAAATCTGTCTAAGTAACTTGCAGCCACGTCTATACCTGCATCTGTACCAGCTATACCCGATTGTGTAGTTGCAGCGTCAACAAAACCTGTAGTGCTGCCACCCTCAAGTGCTTGTATTCTATCTACCTCTGCATCATCTCTAGCTAATGCTACTAACTGATATTGACCTTTATACGTAACCTCTAAAGAATGACCAGTACCTAAAGCAGTATCTGTAAATTCTTGTACTAACTCTGTAGAACCTAAAGCCATATAATAATCTTTATTTGTGTCTAATCCTCTTATACCAACTGTAACTGCAACATAACCGCTACCAGTGTTAACTCTTACTGTTGGTATTTCGTGAAACGGATAACCTACACTAAAGGTCTGTCTTGTTCCATCCCCGATAAAAAACTCTTGTTGTGAATCTGTAATGTTTTTAATATTTGTAACAAACTGGCTATTTCTATATTTGAAGTTTGCCTTATCAAAAAACGGCATAGGTTTAGTTAGAACGTCTGCGCTTCTGACATTAAAACTTGCGTTATTAGAAGTACGTTCATAAAAATGTAACGCTTTATTTTCATCAACATACCAAACGGCATTTGTATATTCAGATAATGTTCGTAATGCTCTATCCCCATTTACATAGTTAAATATCATTTTATCGACTGTAGCTAAGTCATCTATAGTTCCAGCAGTTATACCTTCAGCACTAAATACATTAGTTATTAAATCTCTTACTATCGCACCAGCTGTCATTGTTGTGTAACCCCTAGCAATAATTCTTTTATCAACAAAGAAGTGATTGTCTGTACATTGCAGTTTCCATATACGAGTCGTTGGACTTAGCAGCTGCGCGACTGGTTTAATTATTACGCCTTTAAAGGCTACATGACCGTTAGTGTCTGTAATAGATACTGATTGATACGGTTCAAAACTAAAAAAGTTTCCACCTGCTTTGTCATCAAATATATGTATGATTGCATCTGACCTTCTTTCAGCATTGTCTGTTATAGTTACTTTATTTTCTAAAGCATCATAGTTGGCACCACCAATATTTACAGTGATACTCATTACAGAACCCTAAATCTATTTCCAGTTTGTAATCTGTTATTTATGTCAGCCATTTGTTTATCTATGCGTGCTTCAGCATCTAATGAAGGGTCTATGTTGACTACAACATTTGGAGTTGTTCCGCCTAAGAATTGATTTACAGAGGATGAACGTAAAGCAGATTGGTCAAAAGAATCTAACATTGGTAACACATTTTTGGCTACACTACTCAATGCTAAGTTTTCTGTTGATGATAAATTAATACCACTAGCAGTTTGTATTGTTGGACTGTTAAATAGAGAATTGCCACCACCGCCGCCAATTAAGGTACTGTCATCGCCGATACCTGTTTCATTTGCTCTATCTCCTGCTCCACTACTGCTGTTGTCATCATTGCCATTGTTATTTCTGCTGCCAGTATTGTTTCTTTCAAAATCTTTAAACATTTGAACCTGCATAAAAGCATCAGTTATACCTAAATCTCTAAATATATCAGATACACCACTTTGTGATATGCCAAGTGTTTGTGCTAAAGCTTCTCTTGCTTCATCTGTAACTCCTCTATCGCTAGCAAAAGCCATTGCAGACTGTACTGCTAATCTTGCGCTTGCTAGTTCTAATTGTTCTTCAGTTGTATCAATTTCAGCTTCGTTAAATGCAGTTCGTTGTTTACCTATTGCAGTATCAATTTTTTGTCTTGCTTGTTCAGCAGATATGTAGGCTTGCGTAGCTTGTGTTGATGTATTAACAGCACTAGCTAAATTCTTTTGTACGTTTGCTAATTCGAGTGTTACATCTTTTGATGTAGCCTGTTCATTTTTTAATGTTCTTAATCTTAGCTCCGCTTGTTTAATTGCTAAGTCTTCCCTTGCAGTTGCTTCATCGCCCATCTCATTTTTAGTATGTATTGCGTCAGCAACATCTAATTCTGCTACAGCTATTTCTAGTTTTAAATCTAAACCTTTTTGTTGTTGTGTTAAAAGCATTTCTTCTTGTTTACGTAATGCTGCTATCTGTGCAAGTTCTACTTCTGTTTGTTGCTCTCCTACGCCACGTTCAGCATTTACAATTTCCATTATCTTTGCACGCTCTCTGTACAGTTCATTTAGCTTGTCTTCTTCGACTTGTTGTCTTTTAACTATTTCATTAGCGTTAGTGACTGCTGTAACTAAGTTCATTAACGCTGTTATTGATTCGTTTTGTATACTTAGTGCATCTAATTTAGCTTGTGTGTTTTTTTGTACTTCTATAGTATTTTTACGTATCTCATCTGATTCTTCTTCTACTGCATCTGCCCCGCCTTCAGTACCAGTTATAAACTCATCTTGTGACCTCGCATAAGCATATTGTGCGTAACTGTTAGCAATAAGGTCTTGTTCTAATTGTTTAATCTCATCATCTAGGTCTTTTACTGCATCTGCTTGAATATAAGAGTTATAAGCGGCAGAGTTACCAGCTTGTAAATTTTCTTTTAATGCACGCTTAGAAGCTATAAGTGCTTCGACTTCAATTTTTTTAGCATCACTAAATCCATAAGCAGCATCTGTTGCTGCGTCAAAAGCTTCAGCTTCCTCTATACCAAGTTCTGCTGCTTCAGCTAGCGCTGCATTCATTGCATCTTGTTTTGGTACACCAGCTGCTATTGCTTCGTTTAATCTATAGATTACGCCTTCTAATGTTTCGGCAGAACGTAGTTCCGCTTCTTGTGCAGTAGTCATTATGCCAAAGTTATTAGCGACAACAGTAATTACAAAAGCTAAAGCTTCAAGTATTGGTATTAAAGTATTTTCTAATATCGCCCCAAGTGTTGTAACAACAACGCTTAATGTACTACCTAAAAGTGATATTAATACATCAATTATTGGCATGAGTGCAGAAATTTGTTGTGCAAGTATTGATAAAACTGGCTGCAAAGATTTAATAAAAGTCTCAACTAAATTAGCTACAGTACTGGCAACTTCTTTAAAAGCTGGCATCATACTTCTAACAACTGGAATTAGTTCTGCGAAAGCTGGTAGTAACGCTTGACCAACTTCTGTTTTGGCTTCTTTAAACTCTGCCTTTAAACTTCTCATTTGGTTTGCTGCGCCATTCATTTCTCTTGATAACTGCCCCTTAATGTGACCCATCTTTTCTTCAACAAGCATAAGGCTGGCGGCAGCTTTTTCTTGGTCAGTCAATTCTTTGACAGCTTCTTTACCTGTCATGTTCATCGCTTTTTGTTCAATTTCTACTTGTCTTAAAACGATACCCATAGATTTAAGCATTTCTCGCTCGCCTGTTAAAGCCTTAGTTATAGCTTGGGCGGGAATTACTGCACCTTCTTGTATGTTCATAAAGGCTGCAAGGTCTCCCGAAAGTTCCATTATGTTTACAGACATCTCTGCTGCTGCATCTGAAGTGAAGCCCATACCTTGTATTATCGAACCAGTTACAGCCATTTGCTGTTGCATCTCTGCTCTTGTCATACCAAAAGCATGTGCCATCTGATTTACGAATCTTGTTACTTCTTGCGTTGCTCCGCCGAATGTAATCTCGAACGCAGCTGCGGACTCTTCAGCTTCAAGGGCTAAGTTAGCCATCTCCATTGTTAAGTCTGCTAAAGCTTTACCTACTGCAATTACTGCACCGACTTTGAAAGCTGTTCCTATTTTTTTACCGAAGTTCTCCATAGGTGTTTGGGCTTTTTGTATTTGTTTACGACCTTTACCAACTTCTTTTTCAAATCTATCAGCAGCTTTAGTACCTTTATCGAATGATTTTTTGGTTTCGTCTCCAAATTCATCTGCGGAGTCGGCAGCTCTTTCTAATGTTTTTTTAGCTTCCTTTAATGCAGACGAAAAGTTTTTGTCATCAACCGTAAGAATTGCGTTTAACTCTCCTACTGTTAATGCCATTATTTATTCCTCTTTAAACTGTTGTCGTAAAAACAAATCCAGTTGTTTATCAGTGTCAATTTGACTCTCGCCACTTTGTAATTTAAGTTGTTCATTTCTAATCAATTCTACAGTAACACTTGCACTGCTTAAACAATTGTACAACAAAATGAACCTGCGCCATGACAAGCCATCTTTAATGTTTGCCATTAAATCAATTTGATATTCTCTTTGAAAGTCTGCTTCGAGTAAGTTCCAGTTATTAAAGAACTTGTTTATTTGTCCTTTACGGGCTTCTCTGTCGAATCGACTTTCTGAATCGCTTTTGGGTCAGCACCACCGCCAGTTAGTCCGTATATCTCTAATACATAACTTAAAATATCGTTTAACTGTGGTAATGATATACCCTGTTCTAACCAGTCTTCAATAACAACTTTGCCAAATAAAGCGTTTAATAAAACACCCATATCGGCTGTTGTTAAATTATCCTCGCTGCCCTTACGACTTGAAATCTTAGTGACCTCTAACATAAAAGCAGCGGAGACTGAAGCTGGTAAATCGTATTCTTTATTTCGGATTTTGACCTTTATAGGCTCATCTTGTTGTTCAGCCCACGCTGCATCAAAATCTTTAAATTGTCCGCTCATACGTTACCTCTCTTACGCGTCAGTATATGTGACTGCGCCTGTTGCTCTAATTGTCGCGCTCCATGTCATTACGTTGTTGACATCGCCCGATAGAGTAAACACTGTAGTACCTTTAAAAGATATAATTGAACCACCATTAGTAGTTAATTTATAATCAATTGCTGTATCGCCTTTACCGTTATCATAAAGCATTTCTAATCCGTCAGAGACAGCACCTGTAGCGTCATCCTCTAACCAAAAACCATTAAGTGTAAACTCAATTGCTCTTCTTATTACCTTATGTTCGGTGGCTGTACCACTAGCGAAATCCGTTACATCAGCATCAGTTGGACTGTTCGACATTGAAAAGTCGGTTATTCCTAAAACAGCGGTAAATGTTGAACCACCGTCTATAGAAGCCATCCATGAAGCAGTTTTTGCTGCTACTTTAGCTTGTGCCATTTCATTCTCCTTTTTTTCTAACTTCTGTTAGTACTTGTATCATAGACTTCAATTTGAAAATTGACTGTCCATTCGTGTCTGCCATTGTCATCACGTCCAATGTCAATTGGTGTGTTTTGTGCAATAACTTTTATAACACGACTACCACTAGATATTAGCGTAGTATTTGTAAGTCCTAACAACTCATCAAATATTTCTTTTGCAATATTATAACTAACTCTAGGGTCTCTTGTTCCTCTTACTCTGCACTGTACGTTTATGTCATTGTATGCGTGCTTGTCATCTGCAACGCCGCCATACTCTGAAACCATAACTACTGTGTCGGGGCTGCTTGGCATAGTGCTTATAAAAACATTACCGCTAACACCACTTGTATCAAAACTACAGTTAGTAACATTCGTGCCTATCCATTCGGCTACTTCAGCAGCTAACATTATAAAGTTCCTTTAAGTACACGACCCATAATCTCTAATGCTTTTTTTGAGTTTTGTTGTAAGGGTAATTCTAAATATTTTGCTATACGACCTTCAGCATGACGATAGTCTAATTCTTCGTGTTGCCTAATTGCATAAGGTGTGTCATAGGACACGTAACCTGTTTTACCGTCAGCTGCAATTGTTACTTGTGCGGACTTCTCCATTAGTCCAGTATCTTTAGGCGCAACTTTTACTGATTCTTGTTTTATAAATTCTAATCCTAAAGTAATTGCTTTTTCATTAGCAGTCATTACTTTTTTCTTAACATCATCTCCGAACCAATTTACGTTATAGTATTTAGCCATTTGAATCAACTCCTAAGTCGGCTTCTATGTGGCTTACAGCACTAAGACCGTATATTTTATTAACAGTCAATACAAAGTAAGTTACTGTGTCAAAGATTATCTTGTCTCCTATTTGTATTGTTTGGTCTTTCTCACAAAATAGTTTTGCATTAGCAATTGTTTCATTTCCTTCATCTGTTGACACTCTTGATTTAGATGGTTCTATTCTGCATCGTATTGATTCACTTGTATCAAAGACTTCGCCGTATGCAGACATGCCTTGTAGAGAACTTCTCGTTGCTGTTTGTTGCAGCAGCGGACTGATGATACCCATTATTCGTGAACTTGGTCATCAGAGATAGCTTTAGGTAAGCTATCGTCATAATTATAAAAGACTGCACTCCTGTAACCAAAGAAGCCGTAGTTGACCATAAGTCTTTTAGCTCTTGGCGCTAATATGTCGGGGTATTTATCTAAACTTAATCCGCCTAATTGGACAGAACCAGTTAACTCTAGTTTGTCAAAATCTTCTAATCCAAGTTCAACCATGTATTCCATTTGATATGCTGTGGCATCTCTTAGTATGTCATGTACATCAGAATTTGTTGGATTACCGCTTGAATCAATTTTAAATGCAACGTTTACGTGATAATCAATTATATCTGACGCTAATTGCAGCTTTGCTAAGGTTACCGAATCTGTGGAAGCAGTCCTACCAGTGGCAGTTTCATATTCCGCAGTTGTGCAGTAACTTGGTCTTAAATAAACTTTGTTAACCATTTACTCTTCCTCTAGTGTCTTAAGCTTTTGTGGCTTAACTCTCCTGTCTCCAGTTTTAGTTTTCCACGCTCCGCCTTTTGAATCGGGCGCTTCAATGGCTTCTATCTTTTTGCGCATAGCTTTAGGTATGCGTGTATCGTCTTCAAAAAAGATAGCATCGCCGTTAAGCATATACCAACCCATTTTATTCTTGTTCTTCTTCTACTTTTTTTGGTGTTGCTTTTACTTTGACAGACTCTTTTACTGGAACGTATCCCCATTTTTCAGCCTGCTCATCTGATAAGCCTTTATAAACAACGCCGTCTTTATCTTTATAATCCATGCTGTTACTTTAGCATACAAAAAGAAAAGACCCACCGATTAAGTGGGTCTTAACTATGAAACTATTACTACTTAGATAGCAGCAATATTAACGATTTTACCGTGTGCGTTAGGGTTACCGTATTTCAAT